GATCGTCATCTGGATCCACTTGGCGATAATCTGTGCGGCCATGTCCAGAAACTGATCCGCAACGCTCTGGAAGAATCCGGCCAGTGCTTCGCGGGCACTCATACTGCCGCTGATGATTCCCTTGAAGGAGTTACTAAACGCACTACCGATGCCTTCTGCGGCAGTTGTAATCATATTGATTGGATCGGTTAACTTGTCTAGCTCTGCCTTGACATCATCGGCTGCTCCCTGCAGGCGTTCCCTATCAGTTTTAGGCCTAGCCAGTTCAGTCTTGAGCCCAATAATGGCTTGCTGTTGCTCTGGAGTTAGATTTTTATCTCCGCGAATCTTGGCAATTTCAGCTTCAAGGCGTAACTGTTCACGCGCTTGCTCTGTTGTGGCAGTCTTCAATGCCATCTCTAAGTCTATGTCAGCAATTATTTGCTCGAAGGCTTTTGTGCGCTCTATTTGTTGCTCTTTAATCGCTTGTTGAACGGCATATATTTTCTGGTCTGCCTCAAGCGTTGCATCTTTTATTTGAGCATTCTTGGTTGCTTGGTCTGCTGTGCTGCGCGTGATTTCAGCAATCCTAGCTTGGCGCTCTTCTAGCGCCTTATCCATTTCCAATGCTGCTGCAGTTACAAGGCTGCCGCGTTGCCTTTCAACAGCAATTTGCTTGTCTATTGCAAACAGTTTTTCTTTAAGTGTTACTTGCCCTTGAAGATTGGCAAGTTCTTCTGCAGCACGCCGCTTTTCTTCTGCTTTACGTTCAGCATCATCTTTGCCTTTGGCGCCTTTGCTGTCGCCGTCGCCAGTCGGAGCAGTCGGAACGGTCGGAACGGTCGGAACGGTCGGAGTTTGTGCTGCCGCTGGCGCAGACTGTATTGCTTTGATCCTTGCTTGGTTTGTTGCGATCCGAGCTTGAACCGCTAAAAGGCTTGTCCTTTGCGATGGGTCCGGCTTATCAGTGGATGCAGCTTCCTGGGCTGCTACTTGCAGTTGCAATCTTTTTGCTAATTTTTTATCGTTTGCAAGATTCTTTTGTGCCGTTGCCAGCATTTGCTTGCGCTCGGATGCGCTTTTGCCTTTGAGTTGCGCTGCTAGTCCGCCTGATGTTCCCGCCGCTTCGCTTGCATTTATTGATGAAATGTTTCCAGATATTGCACCTACTTGTGTGACGACATAGTTAATACCTACTGTAATGATGCCAATACCCGCCAGACCCAGTAATGCGCCAGCAAGCCCATTTACTGATCCAGTTGCTGCTGTAGACGTGGCCTGCAATGTTCTTGCATTAGCTGTATAAAGTGCAAATGCACCAGCGCTTGTTGTTGCTGCTGCGCCAGTGGTAGCTGTGGCGCCAGCCATTGCAACTTGTGCTGCAACAAATGCCGCATTTAGTCCAATAATTGCCTTGATTGCTTTCTCTACTAGAACCAATTGTATAATTAGCTTTATTATTTCGCCTGTTGCGTTTTTGACCGGATCTGGTAGGGCTGCTATTGTGCCAACCAATGATGTAAGATCTTTGATCAGAGGCGTGACCACTGGCAGCAATTCATTGCCAACCGCAATGCTTAAATCATCAACGGCGTTTTGCAGATCTTTGAATTTTTGAGTGTCTGAATTTTGCACCAATGCGGCAATTTTGCCTGCGCCTTCTGACTCGATGCGCTTTAGTGCATTGATAACAATGTCAGCACTTAATTTACCATCTGAAGCAAACTGCTTTAGATTTTTGGCTGCAATACCTGTTTCCTTGCTGACAGCAACAAGCAGACCTGGAACTTGCTCTGCAATGCTTCTAAACTCATCGCCTTGCAAACGACCCGACCCAAGTGCTTGGCCTAGTTGCAGAAATGCTGCTGACGCACCTTCAGCGCTAATACCAGACAATCGAGCGATTGTATTGAAGCCGTTAAACGTAGATTGAATATCCCTAAGTGAAACACCAAGCGGTCTTAGTCTGCCATAAATATCAGCAACACCTGTTGCCGCTTCGCGATTGCTTAGCCCAAATTGCTTAGCTGCCTTTGCTGCAAATTGCTGAGCTTGTGTATATTCTCCATATTCGCTAGTTAGCAGCTTTAATCGAGTTTGCAGATCATTAAAAGATGCGGCAGCTTTTAATGTTTGCGCAGCAATGCTAGCGACTCCGATACCGGCTATGGCTGACTGCAGCGCGCCAAACGCCCGTTGCGTTGCCGTCGCCTGCGTCTGCACCTGCCGCAGATTGCTGACCGCATTGCGGCTGTCAACGTTAATAGCAACGTTGGCGACAACCGACACGATCTACCTACGGCGTTGCTTCATTCTACGCTCCTGCTCTTCGTTCTGCAATTCAAAATACGCTGACCACAGTAGCAACTCCTCTCGCGTCACCTCTTGGTTAAGCCGGGCCAGTGAATAGCCCAGCTCTTTTGCAATACCAAGTTGCAACAGCAGCAGGTTGTCTTTACTTAACTCACGCTTGAGTGCTTTTCATGTCCACCTCTTCCTCCTCAGGATTGGTGATAATCGCCAGCATCAATTGCTGCAGGTCGGAATCCTGCACTTCATTTTTCAGTTCGGCAATTTCACCTGCAGTAAACAGCCGCTGGCCTGCATCATCAGTTGCTTTGGTAACCAGCAAGTTCAATGCAAAGCCGTTGGGGTCGTCGCCGCCAGGCATCTTCTGCGCCCGCTCACGTTCGGACATCGTAAGCGGCGCTGAGTAAAACTCAAACTCGCTGCCATCGTTCAACTTAACCGTGCGCTTGACAGGCGTTAGGTTGGCGGCTTTCTTAAGGCGTGACAGCGCAGACGTGGTTGCCATAAATATGGGTGGTTTGCTATTACTTTAAGCATAAAAAACCCCCAGCGCAAGCCGGGGGTCTATGTGATGACCGATCAAGCAGAGGTGCTGAGATCAAACGTAGGCACGCCAGCCGGACGGAAAGCAATTTCAACTTGCTGGGCGTCATCAGGGTTGACGTTCAAGCTGGCCGAAGTCAGCACTGCGTCCATGGCAATGCTGCGGCTCAATGCCTCGCTTGCCTGCAGGTCGGTGTACAGCTTGAAAGCGCAACCAACCTGCTGCCGCTGGAGCACATCTTCCACCATGCGGTTAGACAGTGCTGCGTCTTCGTTGGTCACGTAGACAGTAGCAGTGCCGGTGCCATCAGCAAAGCCGGGGATATAAGCACGGAAGGGTGCGTACTGCCCAGCAGATTGGCCGATGGTGGTGACATCGATTTCAGCGCGGCTGATCTCAAACGACCATGACTGCACCTGGCCAACGGCGGCGTAGTCGGCGTAGTACACCTCAAACTCGTTCGGTGCCACGGCGGTGCCGTCATCCGTGATGGCGAGGATGGTGCCACCAGCGGCGGTGGAAACTGTCAACGCACCAGTGGCGGCGGTGTAGCTCAACACGTAGTAGGTGGTTGCAGCCGAGATGGGTGCAGGTAGCGTGCCGGTGCCAGTGCCGCCGGTTTGGCTGTTGATGACACGGAACTTCACCGGGTCGCCAACCTTGAAGTTCAGGTACGGCTGAACGGTGATGACATCAGTGCTGATGTTGACACCAGTCTCTGGGAAGTTGCCGTTGGTGCCAGCAGGCTTGTAGTAAAGGGCGCCGGACGTACCGGACAAAACAGTGACGGCCATTATGTGAGCGGTAGTGGCTGCGTCAGTCTAAATAGGCTTCAAAGGTAATCGTAACTTGCGTCTGATAATACGCCTCAGGTGCTGATGGTATCACCTGCGATGGCCCCGATGCGGCGTCAAAGATGATGCTAGATAGCTTTACGCGGTCAAATAGGTCCTTCAGCCGTTCGGCAATGGTGAAGTTTGTAGCAACCCCTTGCCCTTGCAGCGTGAACACATTGATCACGAGCGTGCCAGTTTGGCGGTTAAAGCCGACACCACCAGTCGGCAGCAGCGTGGCGTAGTTGTTGTCGCCAAAGCGGATGAACACCTGCACCCATGGCGTGTTGTTAGGTGGCGTGAACGGTACGTTTTGGTAGCTCACCTGATACGCCGGGCTTGCTGCCATCTGCGTAGCAATGCGCCCTTCAATAGCAGCGCGGACATCGTTGTAAGTACTGCTCATGATTCCCTCCCGATGCGGTCGGCATTGACCTGCACAAACCCTTGAATGTCTTTGGCG